GAATATAATTATAAAGTAGGTAATAAATGGGAGGTTAGAGGCACTAAATCTGGTTTTAACCTAAGGTCCTTTATGGATAACCCATTTGCTGCCAACGGTTTAAGGTATTCATTTGGGGTAATAGATGAGGTTGGTTTCATGGGAAATATTGAAGAGGTACTAGGACAATTAGAGGAATGTACCACAGTAGATGGTGAGAAATACGGATCTGTTTGGATGTGTGGTACCGGAGGGGACTTTAAAGATGGAGGTGCTACTCATAATGTACGTAAGGTATTTGAAGATCCTAAAGCATATAACTGTTTAGAATTTGATGATATATTTGAGAATTCTGGTAAAAAGATAGGATTCTTTGTACCAGCATGGATGGCACTAGATGAGTTTAGAGATGAACTTGGTAATGTAAATAAAGAACTTGCCCTTAGAAAACTTAATAGAGAAAGGGAAGAAAAGAAAAAAGCTAAAACTAAACAAGCTTATTATAACTTACTTCCTGCTAAACCATTGTCATGGACTGAAGCATTTTTAAGTACTTCAAAACAAAGGTTTCCTGCAAATCTTATTGAGGAACAGATTAAAATATTAACTGAGCCAGAATTAAAAAAACATGAAGTTGGAAAACTAATGTTTAATGCTGAAGGTAAATTAGAATTTATACATGATTTTAATTTAGAACCTTACAGAGAATATCCTGTAAAAGAATTTTTACCAGGAGCCATAGAAATATTTGAAAGACCTCAAGATGGAGATGATGCTCCATTAATACCTTTTAGGTATATTATTGGAGTGGATCCATATAAATATGATACTTCTAAAGAAATACAATCTATAGGTAGTGCGATAGTATTTGATAGATTAACTAGAAGAATTGTTGCAGAGTATTCAGGAAGACCTGATACTACTAATATTTTCTATGAAACTTGCAGGAAATTATGTATGTTTTATAATGCTACATTAATGTATGAAAGTAACTTTACTAATATGTATCATTACTTTGAGGAAAAAAGAAGTTTACATTATTTAGCAGACACTCCTTTAACTTTAAGAGATAGAAATACATGGAAAGCAAATACTAATACCTCTAAAGGTATTATAGCAACAGCTCCTATTAATGAAAGGGGGTTAGAATTCATTGAGAATTATTTAATGGAACCTCTTTCAGAGAATTCTGATTTAACTAGAACTTCTACTATAAGATCTTTAGGGTTACTTAGAGAGCTTAGAGGATGGACTCCAAGTAACAATACTGACCGTGTTTCAGCATTCAGTATGGTTATGTGGTATGATGTTACTTTAGGTAATTTAAGTAATCAGGAAGAGATTAGAGAAAGAAATCAAAAGAAATTTGGTGATTACTTCAACCAATTTAGAAAAAATCCGTATAACAAATCTGAAATAGATAGATTGTTTGAAAAACACTTTTAAATTAATATATTTGTAACAAATGAGTTCTCCTAATAGTATTATAACCATACCTTCACAACTTGTATCTGATAATGTGAAGAAAACTAAATTATGGCAAGAAGGATGTATAAATTCCTTTGAAGCTCTTATTTTGTATGAAAATAGACAAGTAAGACAAACCTATTTAAATAAGCAGATCAATTATAACCTTAAAAGAGGAGTACTTGATACTAAAGATGTATTAAAACATTGTTTACCGGTAGGAATAGATCCAGATAGCTTTCCTGCTAAAATGGAACATAAAGGTATAGGTAACTCTAAAATAGATACCCTTATAGGGGAACATATAAGAAGAAAGTTTAGTTTTAGAGTGGTACGATCAGCATCAGATCAAAACGGATTAAAATTTATTGAGCAACAAAAAACTAATGAAATAATAAATAAATTAGCTCAAGTATTTCAAAGTACTGATGAGGAAGAAGTTGCTCAAGCTAAAATTCAAAAATTAATGGAGTATGTAAATTCTCCATTCTATGATTTAGCTGAAACTGGTTGTAATAAAATATTAAAATATACTTATAAAAAATATAGATTAAAAGAAGATTTTAACAGAGCATTTGAAGATGGTCTTATCTCAGGTGAACAGTGGATGTTTGCTGAAGATTTAAATGGTGAGTTTAATAACAGAAAAGGAGACCCTACTAAGATATTTGCTTTAATGGATGCATATGCTACTGATGAAAGTGGTGTTGAAGCATTGGTAGAAGTATCTTATCACATGCCATCTTCATTAATTGATATGTTCCATGATAAACTTACAGTAGATCAAGTAAAACAATTAGAGGAATTTAGAATTGGTGGTCAGGGAAATATGTTACCTACTTATCCTAATATAGGTAATATAGGTGAACTTTTAATTCCTTCAGACTCTTTAACTGCTGCTATAGGTAGAGATGTTGATGCGTATGAATCAGATGGATTATCTTATAGTGCTACATTTGATAGTAAGGGTAATATCAGATTATTAAGAGTTTATTGGAAATCAAAGAGAAAACTTAAAGTTGTTAAATATACTGATGAAACTGGTGTAGCTCAAACTAGATTTGAACCGATTCAATATAAAATCAGAAAAGATTTAGGAGAAGAATTAGAGAAAGAAATTGTTATAGATGAATGGTGGAGAGGTTATAAAATAGGAGTTGATATTATTATTGGAGCTGAACCTATTCCATATCTATCAACTTCATTAGAAGATATATGTAAACAACAACCTCCATTTACTCTTCAACTATATAATACTAATAGTTCTAGAGCACAATCATTAATGGATATTTTAAAACCTTATGATTATTTATATAATATAGCAGATTATAAAAGACAACATCTTATCAATCTATTAATGCCAGAAGTATTACAATTCCCTACTTCTATGATTCCTGATGGATTAACCATTCATGAATTTATTAATATGATTGTGTTAACTGGTACACTTCCATTGGATCCAGCTGCTGAAATAGTGACAGGTAAAGGAACTATATCTGCCGGTCAAATGAACACAGTAATTGGTAATAGATTACAGTCAAATCAAGGAGGTGCATTAAAAATGGTAACTGAAGTAATGGCTGATATTAGAAATACAATGAGTATTGTATCAGGTGTTACAGATCAGAGACAGGGTGCTATTAACCAGAATGAATTAGTAGGTAATGTTGAAAGAGCAATTACTACTTCATCTAATAATACTGAGAAATGGTTTGCATTAAATGATTCTTTTAAAGAAAGACATTTACAAAAATGTCTGAATATTCAGTTAAATATTCTTAGAAAAAATCCTAAGAAACTAGCTTTAATCACAGATGATTTTACAACTATGTTACTTACGGATGAAGAAATGCAAGCTATAGATACAGGATCATTTGATGTTATGGTATCAAATAGTAATGAAGATAATGTATTGATGGCTAATATAGATAAATTATTCCAAATGGCTTTACAGTCAGGAAAAGCTAATATATCTCAATTAGTTACATTCTATAAAGCTGATAGTATCTCAGAAGGAGCTAGAATGTTAAAACAATCTGAAGAAGAAGCTGCAAGAAAGGCTGAAGAACTACAAAAGCAACAACAACAAATGCAAGCTCAACAAGCTCAGATGCTAGCTCAAATTGAAGAGCAAAAACTTCAATTAGAATATGAGAAATTAAATCTTGAAAGATATAAAATAGATACTGAAGCTCAGACTAAATTACAAGTAGCTGCAATATCTGCTTACAGATATACTGAAAATCTTGATCAAGATAATGATGGTATTCCAGATCCATTAGAGATGGAAAGAATCTATCAAAAAGAAAGAGAGAATGCTGTTAAAGATGCTCAGAAGAAATATGAATTATCTGTAAAAACACAGTTAGAAAGAGAGAAGTTAAATATTCAAAAGTCTCTGAAAGAAAAAGAAATTAAGATGGCTTATGATAATATGAAAAATGATAAAGAAATAGCATTAATAAATGCTAGAAATAGAGCTAATAAATCTAAATAATTATGGAAAATAAATTAAAAATACCTACAAAATTTCAAGTAGGATCTTCTGATTACAAAGTAAAGATAAAACATGTAATTTATAGTTCTGAGTCAGGTCAAGAAATATATGGTTACCAAGATCCTCTTAATGAGGAAATTGCATTAGCTTTAACTTATAATTCAAATACACTTAACCATAAAGAAGTGTTTAGAACATTTTATCATGAACTTGTACATGCTATTTTAAGAGAAATGGGAGAAGAAGATTTAAATGATAATGAGAGATTCGTAGAAGGATTTTCTAGATTACTAGTACAATATGAACTTAGTAAGAAATTCACAAAATAATTATATATTTGTATAAAATTAAAATATTATGTTTGAAGAACTATTTAATAACGTAAACTTAGAAGAATCTAAGTTATTCACTCCAGAAGAATTGGAGAAACATTTAACTACTGAACAAACTTATGAAAAAGATGATGTAAAAGGAGATGAAAAAGATGATGCAGGAAAAGATCAGACAAATAATCCAAATGATATGCTTTCTCCTAAAGAATTGGAAGAAGCAGGACTTTTATCCAAGGATCAAGAACCCGGATCAGACTCTTCATCATCAGAATCATCTTCAAAAGTAAGTGGTAAATACTTGGCTTTATTGGACGCTCTTATTGAAAAAAGAGGTGTTAATAAAGAAGAATTATTTGAAAAGATTGGTGTAACTGATGAGGATCTTAAAGATGATCCTGAAGCAGTTTTAGATCTTTTAGATAAGATTTATTATAAAGATGCTCAGGAAATTGCTGATGAATATATTAATAATAACTTGAATGATTATCAAAAGAAATTTGTAGAGTTAGTAGAAGAAGGAGTATCTGAATCAGTTGCTGCATCCATTATTAAAGATTACAAAGCTATTGATGGAATAGATGAAGATAAAATTAGAGAATCTGAAGATGGTTCTGTAGCTAAAGCAATCTATAAGATGTATTTAAAAGAAACTACTAAATTCTCTGATGCTAAAATTGATTCAGAAATTGAAAAGAAATTTGAATTAGGATTATTAGAAGATGAAGCTGTAGATTGTTTAGATGAATTAAAAGAGATTGTTAAAAATAAAGAACAGCTTGAAATAGAAAAAGTTCGTAAAATGGAAGAATCTCAAAAACAAGAAACTCTTAAAAAGGTTGAGGAACTTAAAAAGTTATTAGAAGAAACTAATGAGGTAGCAGGGCTAAAATTAACTAAAGAGTTAAAAAATAAATGGAAAAAACAATATGAACCAGTTGAAGTTACTATAAATGGAGAAAAGAAAGTAGTTTCTCCTCTAGTGGCTACCCAAATGAAAAATCCAACTGAATTTGATGCTTTAATTAAGTTTTATAACGCTATTGGTTTATTCAATTATGATGGTAGAACAGGAAGATTTTCACCTGATTTCAAAGTTTTAAAATCTCTTGGTCAAAATGAAGCTATAAAAAATTTAGTAACTACTATTGAAAATGAGCAGAAAAAGACTATTAGTAAATCTAATAATATGAGATCTGATTCTGGTTCAAGTGGTAATAAAGATATTAAAGCTACAGCCCAAGATTTTGCTAAGATTTTAGGAATAAGTAAATAAAAAATAACTTTTTGTATATAATTTATGTATAAAATGTAACCTAAATAGAAATTAATCGTAAAAACCAGTAATTTAAAACAGAAACTAATTAAAACTAAATTAAAGAAAACATGCAAGAATTATTTCCACTTTTAGCTCGATATGGTGCAAAGACATTTAATGGTCCTTTGAAAGCATATCATTTCGGAGAATTGGGAATGCAAGCACCTCAAATTGAAAGTGAATTGTTTACCCGACTCTTTAAAAATCTACCATCAGATGATTATGTTAATTTGATGAATGAATTCCCTACCATTGAATTAGAGTATGAGGATTCTTTCTATCATTGGCGTATAGCAGGTAATAATAATAAGAATATTCCTCTATTAGATTGGGAAGATTCTTTAGGTGCTAAACCTACTTTAATCCCTGCAACTGCTCATTTCTTCATGTATTTTAATGAAGATTTCTTCAATCCTAACGATATTATCGTAGGTAATAATCCTGATGAATATTACATCCGAATTGTATCAAGAGAACAATTAGCAGCAGGAAACTGGAAGTATGAAGCTAAGTTAGTTACAGATGATCCTTTAAATAAATCTTTACCTGCAACTGAACTTACCATTGGATCACTTTGGTCTAAAGAAACTAACTTCCAACCAGGAAGCCGTTCAGATCGTGGTACTGAAGCTCACTTCACTACTTTTATTGAATTAAAAGCTCGTGCAGCTAAACAACGTATGCAATATACAGTAGATGGAGACGTAATTGCTAAGGGACAAAATAAACCATTGTTAATGGGATTCCCTGATCCAACTGATCCTAAGAACCCTAAAGCAATGAAAGGTGCATTCATTAACTTCTATGATGTAGTTGCTAGATACCAATTTAGAAAACAACAAGCTCGTGCTTTCTTGTTCTCTCAGAAAAACTATGATCAAAATGAAGTTTACTATGATTTTGATGGTAAGAATGGTACTACTATTCAAACCTTCAGTGGAATGTTTAAACAAATTGCTGCTACAAACATTCAGCCATATTCAACTATCAACTTAGATAAGATTGTTGATATGACAATTGAAATGGGATTAGCATATAAGCAAGATGATCAATACTATGTAGTACTTGAAACAGGTGCTTATGGTAAAAAAGACATTTCTCAATGGATTGAAGCTCGTAGTGCTCAATATACTCCAAACTGGGATGCAACCCGTGTTAAAGAAAATGGTGATATGGGAGGTGCAGGTCGTACATTGACTGGAGTATTCACTCAGTTCAAATCTTATAATGGTGTTAACATTGCTGTTAAACAACGTCCATTCTTTGATGATACTGAGCGTTACAAAGTTAAACATGCATCAGGATTAGGTCTAAACTCATCTCGTAACATTCTAGTACGTGACTGGGTTGGTGAAGCAGGTATCCATCGACTAAAAGTTAAAAACTTTGGTAATGGTATCTTTAGATATATCCCAGGTATGCGTGATCCATTCTCATGGGGTGGTGAAGAGTTAAGCAAAGGTGCTTTAGCAACTAACCCTGTAGATGGATATGAAGTACATGGTATGGATATGATTGGTTGTGTTGTAAAAGATCCAACTAAACTATTATATATGCCTTACCAAACTATCTAATAGTACTTATACTAACCTAAATAAGAAGAGTGGGAGAAATCTCACTCTTTTTTTGTTTTATATAAAAAATAATTATATTTGTATTATTAAATTAAAATTTTATGGCAAAAAAGAAAAATACACAAGAAACAACTGAACCAAGTTTAAATGAAACTGCTCAGTTTTTAAGTGGTATGTTAACTGAATCAGAACAAGTTTCTCCTAAACAAGAAATTATGGAAGCTATTCAGCAAAAAGCTACTGAATCTAAAGAAGAATCAAAAGCTACTGATCATGTAAATAAAATGAATAGCATTCTTGAAAAGGCTATTAAAACTGGTATTGAAGAAACTGACATTACTAAATACGAATTTAAAAATTTCTTACCTGTAAAGAAAATTCAAATTAAACGTATTACAGATAATGCAAATTTCTATGGTAAATCATTTGAAGGTGAATTACCTCCAGGGTATATGCCAGATATAGCTAAAAAATTAGAGTTACCTAGAAATAATTCTACAGGATCTTTTATACAAATTTTTGATACTGTAACTAAATATAGGACTCCTCAATTCCCTAAAGAACCTATGACTGAATTAGAGTTTTTTGCAAGGATGTTAGGAGTAACTCCTGAGATACTAAATCCTTTAAATTCAAGTTCTGATTTTTGGAAAGGTAGAAGAGCTTATGGAAGTTATGATGCATTACAACCTTACACAGCAGTAATTCAACCTTCTGGAAGAACATTAGATTTATCAGATATTAATGATGCTTTAGATTATAAAATTATTAAAGTATATGCTGATAATTATAGTATTAATGGAGGAATTTCTCCAAATTGGCACTCTAGAAAGTTGAAAAATTTTGTATTTGCATTAGTAGATGACACAGTTGAGACTGATGTAAAAGAAGAGAAAAGAAAAATTGAGATTCAAGCCATTACTATCTTTAATAATATTTGTGATAATAAAGAAGCTCTTATAGACTTTATTATCACTATGAGTCCTAATAATGTTCCTCCAGCAAATGCCGATTTAAAATGGTTAAGGAATAGAGTTTGGGATGTTGTTAAGGAAAATCCTAAACTTATTATTGCAACTGCTAATGACCCTGATAAAGAAGATAAATTATTAATTCACTATGCTTGTAAAGCTGGTGTAATTAAAAAGATGGGTCAGAAATATTATACTATGGCTGAGGAACCTCTTGGAACAGTAAATGATATTTTTGCTTTACTAAGAGATCCTGAGAAACATTTCCAAGTAAGAATGAAATGGGAAGCAGCTGTAGATGAATATAAAAAGTTAGCTAAATAAAACTAAAATTTCATAATTACGTAAAAGGGAGTTAGAAATAACTCCTTTTTTAATTTAAAATAAGTTTCAAATATGACTGCAAGTGAAATGCACGCAAATGTCTTAGTGACATATGAAAAAATTACTTCAAATCAAGCTCCAGGTATTACTGATAGAGATATGTCCATTATTTTATCTAATGCTCAACTTCATGTAATAAAGACTACAATATCTTCTATGTTAAATACTAAAAAGGAAGGGTTTGAAGAATCTGAAATTCGTATGCAAGGTTTATCAGCATTAATAGCTTCTGCAAATATTAATACTTTCACTACTGATGCTATGAGTTTACCTAATGGGGTATATGCTGAGTTACCAGCAGAATTTATGTACACTATTTTAGAAATGTGCAGAATCAATCAAGATAATTGTGCTACTGGACAACCAGATTTAGTACCTGTATTTGTAATGAATCATAATGATTATTATAATCAAATATTAAACCCTTTTAAAAAACCTTATTATAATGGTAAAGAAGGACTAGTATGGAGATTAACTGTTAATAGAACTATTACAGGATATGATAGTCAGGTTCCAATCTCAGTAGATCCTCAAACAGGTTATTCAACAGTTCCTAGAAGTCCTAAAAGACATGAATTGATTACAGCTCCTAATTTTTCAGTTGTAGATTATTATATAAGATATATAAGATTTCCTAGAGAAATTGTAACTGTATTAAATAGTGATGGTACTACTAATTTGCAAATAAATTGTGAGTTAGATGAATCTATTCATAAAGCTATTGTAGATGTTGCTGTAGATATGTTAAAAGAAGCTATGAGCCAACCTAATCAACAAATTTTACCATCAATGCAACAAATTGAGTAATAATACGTATATTGTAACTGTTAACTAAAAATATTAATTTAAAATACGAAAAGTATGAAAGCACAACCAAAAGGTATTAATTCCTATAAGTTTTTAGTAGGTAAAAATATCGCACGTTCAGCTGGAGCTACAGCAGGTACTGTAGCAAGTGATTTAGTTTTAGCAGAAGGTGAAGTAGTAGTAACTGATGAAGGTAATGTTATCCTTGATTCAACTACTGTATTAACTGCTGATAAAATCAAAATTATCATGGGTCGTGGAGCTGGTGTTCCTATGGTAGAATCTAAAGTTCTTACCCCAGCAGAATTATCAGGTTATAATATCAAACGATATGAACCTAAAGTAAATGAAGTAGCTTATGTTGGATTTAATGGTACAACTGGAGCAATTGATGTTAAGAATAATTTCTTATACATGGTTCCTGTATCATTTAATACATTAATGATGCAAGAAACATCTTCTTTGTATCAACCTATGTATTTCACATATGAATCAGATAGTACAGCTACTCAAGAGAAGATTGCAACTAATTTATATAAAAATGCACTTGCAATTAATTCTCGCTGGACCCGTCCTGTTCTTTTAATTGAACTTGTAAATAGTGGTGCTAGAACTGCACCGGGTTCTGCTGGTACACTTACCTTTACTAAAGGTAGTAATGTTGTAGTTGGATCTGCTGCTACAGCTATTGATGCTCCTGTTGCTATTGGTGATTATATTTCATCTGGAACAGCTTCTACAAGTCCAGTTTATAAAGTAGTAGGTATTCAAGGTAATAACTTGATTATTGATGTACCTTACCAAGGAGCTAGTACAGGTCCTATTGCTGCAACTGGTAACTTACTTATTGCAAATGCTTCTTTAGGAGATTTTGGAATTAAAGTTACAGGTGTAAATCAAGCATATGCTTTAGATTCTCGTGGTCCAAGTGTAATTAGTTTCCAAATTGGATGCTCTGATCCAGATACTCCAACAAGTATTGCAACTGGTCCATTCTTAGGATTTGGTACTTATGAATTAATGAGAGAGCAAGAAGCTTTATCATGGAGAGCACAAGGTTTAATGTTTAATTACACTGAATTCCCTCCAATGGCAGTTCCTACCAATTTAAATCCATCAGCTTTAGGATATTCAGTTGTCAGTTTAAATTGGAAGAACATCACTCATAGCACTCCTGATTACACTCATATCGGTACTATTGAAGTAGGCTGCGAGATTTCAGGTATAGGTGTTCCATCTACAATGAGTACTAACAACTATGGTGCTAATACATCATTAATTGATGTGATTGATGCATTTGCAACAACACATGGTTTTGCATCTCAAGCTGCTAATCGTTAATTTAGTAAATATAAAAATAAATGGAAAAAAGGGTTGCTTAAATGTAACCCTTTTTCTATTTTTGAGTATAATATAAAAAATTTATAAAATGCTATCACTCAAATTTAAAATATGCCCTGCTGAAGATTGTAAATCTTTTGAAATTATAGATATTACAGGTATCTATGATGCTGTAGATAATCCTGAAGGTTGGGGTGGTTCTAATATAGATCCTGCAAGTGTTACATCAGCTATTATAAGAGTATTTCCTCCAGGAGTTGATGAAAATGACCTTACTAATGGAATTGTAATAGATGTAACTTCTAGTCTAAATAGTGTAATTTTACCTTCATATATTCCAGGATATACTTTTAATGTAACTACATTTTCAAATCAAAATTTAAATAATAATTGTAATTTAGAAGATGGAGTATGGAATATAACTTATATAGTAAGTAATAATTCTTCAACATTTGAATCGCATGTGTAATATGTTCATATTTGTGCAGTACAATGTTGTGTAGATAAAATGTTAGAGAAAGCTATAGATTCTAGATTATGTGGTGCAAAATGTGATGACAATTCTATAAAACAAGCTTTAACTGCAAGAGCTTTATTAATACAAGCTGCAAAATATTCTACAGGATGTGCAGATTTTAAAACTGTACAAAAGATAATTAATAGTGCTAAAAAATTGTGTAACTTAGGAACTTCTTCTACATCTGGTGGATGTGGATGTGGTTGCTCTTAAATAATAAAATTATATGTGTTATAAATGTGGACATAATAGTTGTGGTGGATGTAACGGATTAACTGTTCCAATGGCTTCAGGTCCAGCTGGAGTTGGTATCAGTAATATCATTTTTAATAATGATGGGACTATGACTATCTTTTTATCTAATGGAAGTAGTTATACTAGTCCTAGTTTAATTGGTCCTCCAGGACAAGATGGCACAGATGGTCAAAATGGATTACCAGGAACTAATGGAATTGTTCTTTTAGAAGCAAAAGGACCTCAGCCTTCACTGTTTGTAAATATTGATTTTGATGTATGTGTGAATTTTTTAACAGTTCCTTTAAATACATTAAAGGTTGGAGATAAGTTAATAGTTACATTTTTAATGCAATTAGATAATATAACTCTTTATCCAGCAGGAGGAGTACTTTCCCCAGAAATTAGTATTTCTAGTTCAGTTACAGGAACTTTACCAACAGTAGGAGGGACTATTCCTCCAAATTTTGCATTCATAGGTCCTGTAGAAAATTTTAAAGATAAAGATTTTTTCAGATGTCAATATACCTTTACAAGACATTCTCAAGACCCTTTATCAAATTTAAATGCTATAAGTATAGAAGGAGTTTACATGGTAACTCCTGACACTGTAAATAGTGTTTCTCAATCTTATTTAAATCCTCCTAAATTAATACATAGGTATTCTAATACTTTTCCAAATATATTAGATAATACTTTTTATTTTACTATTAATGTAGGAACTTCTCATGCTTCATTAAGCACTGAATTAAAATATGCGAGTGTTGAATTAATTAAAAAATCTTAATATGTCTTTAATATATAATATACTATCAATAGATCTTAATAACTATTCTACAGGAGGAAACATTACTTTACCTATAAGTAGTAGTTATAACTATTTTAATTTTATTAATACTGTAAATCCTTCATCTAATATAAATATATTACCTGATACTACTCCTGTAGAAGGTACTTATTTGAAAATTGGATTTGAACAAGGGTTAGATTGGACTACGAATACATTGACTATATTTGGAAATGTTATTCCTAATAGCATAGCTAACTCTCCATTTGAAGTAGAATTAATGTATATAAATTCTACTTGGAAATTAAAGTTATTTGTTAATAATGAAAGTTATGGAGGTATTCCTGTTTGGAAATATGCAAGTAGTATAGCTGGTAAAAACTCTATAAGTAACATTCAATTGCAACCAGGACAATTACCTAATGAAAGACATTCTGAAGGAGGACATGATTTCTTTTTCGGACAAAATAATGAAAGTAGATCTTCTGGATGGAATGCATTTATTGGAGAAAATAACTCTGCTACTCTTGGGTCTAATTATGGATTTATTTTTGGAAAAAATAATTCCACTGGAGGAGGAAAATTTAAAGCTGTTTTTGGAGAAGATAATACAGCTGGAATAGGTGATTATTCTTTTACATTTGGTAAAAGAGCAGGTACTTTTCATCCAGCTTTTTCTTATAATAGTTTCAATAGTAACCCAGGAGATAGGTTAAATAGTCAAGTTGTGACTTTAGGAGCATACACAAATGACGATACTCCTACAGATCTTTATTCTTCTGGATCAGTTATAAATGTGGTTTCAGTAGATCCTGAAACTATTTTTCATTATGAAGCCGATATAACTGCCCTTCAATTAGACAGTGGATTAACAGAGGGTTCATGTAAAATATG